GACGATGTGGCCAGGATTTATACATGGCGATCATCATGCGTTAATGGCGGCAAAGTTTGAGGAGATTGCTAGTGGTAAGACAAAGAGATTAATTATTAATATGCCACCACGACATACAAAGTCGGAGTTTGCGAGTTATTTATTACCTGCTTGGTATTTAGGTAAATACCCCAATAAGAAAATTATTCAATGTTCGAACACGGCAGAACTAGCTGTAGGATTTGGTAGGAAAGTAAGGAACTTAGTTGATGGAGACAATTATGGAAAAGTATTTCCCAATGTTAGTCTTAGGTCGGATAGTAAAGCTGCTGGTCGTTGGTCTACCAATGCTAATGGTGAGTATTTTGCTATTGGTGTTGGTGGTACAGTTACTGGTAAAGCAGCTGATTTGCTCATTATTGATGATCCTCATTCAGAACAGGAAGCTGCGTTGGCAGCAGGAGATCCTTCGGTTTTTGATAAGGTTTATGAGTGGTATACGTCAGGTCCACGCCAGCGTTTACAACCTGGTGGTTCGATTGTTGTAGTGATGACTCGCTGGTCAAAGAGGGATTTGACTGGGAAAATTTGTCAAGCGATGATTGACCGAGATGGTGATGAATGGGAGATTATTAGTCTTCCAGCGATTAAAAGAAATGAAAAACCACTATGGCCAGAGTTTTGGAGTTACGAAGAACTCTGTAAACTAAGGATTGAATTACCTTTATCCAAATGGCAAGCACAGTATCAGCAGGATCCAACGAGTGAAGAAGGTGCGATTGTTAAGAGAGAGTGGTGGGGAGTGTGGGAAAAGGAGACGCCACCGCCATGTCACTATATAATTCAGTCATGGGATACGGCATTTACGAAAAGTGAGCGAGCCGACTATTCAGCTTGTACAACTTGGGGAGTATTTTATTTAAATGAAAACGAGCAAGATCCCCATATTATTTTATTGGATGCACTTAAAGAACGTATGGAGTTCCCCACTCTTAAAGAGAGAGCACTCGAGATGTACAAGGATTGGCAACCTGACAGCTTTATTGTTGAAGCGAAAGCGTCTGGTGCTCCCCTTATATTTGAGCTTAGACGAATGGGAATACCTGTTCAAGAGTTTACACCGACTAGGGGAAACGATAAAATATCTAGGGTTAATAGCGTATCAGATTTGTTTGCTAGTGGTAAGGTGTGGGCACCAAGAAAAAGATGGGCTGAAGAAGTCGTAGAAGAGCTGGCAGCATTTCCAAATTCAGATCATGATGACTTGGTAGACTCAAGCACACAAGCTTTGTTAAGATTCAGAAGAGGTGGATTTATCACTTTACAAAGTGATGAGCCAGATGAGCCTAAAGAATTTAGGCGTAAACGTGCATATTATTAAGGATTCATATGTCAATAGATAAAGCCCTGTATCAAGCCCCACAAGGTTTAGCAGCCATCGATGGACCAGATGTCGAGATTGAGATTGTCGATCCAGAAGAAGTCGACATTAAAATGGATGGTGTAGAAATCAAATTAGGTGGCGAGTCAATAGAAGACTTTGACGCTAATTTGGCAGAATATGTTCCTGAATCTGTTTTAACGCAAATTGCTGGTGATCTCATGGGAGATTTTCAATCCGACATTGATTCTCGTAAAGACTGGATACAGACTTATGTCGATGGCTTAGAGTTACTAGGCTTAAAGATTGAAGAACGCTCAGAGCCGTGGGAAGGTGCTTGTGGAGTTTACCATCCTGTTTTGGCAGAAGCGGTGATTAAATTTCAGTCTGAAACCATTATGGAAACCTTTCCAGCAAGTGGTCCTGTTAAGGGTGAGATAGTTGGTAAAGAAACCCAAAACAAAAAAGATGCAATGGGTAGAGTAGTTGAAGATATGAACCATCAGCTGGTGGATGTCATGCAAGAATATCGTCCAGAACATGAACGTATGCTTTGGGGAGTAGGACTTTCAGGTAATGGATTTAAGAAGGTTTATGTTGATCCAACGTTAGATCGTCAAGTGTCAATGTATATTCCAGCGGAAGACTTGGTTGTGCCCTATGGTGCAAGTAGTCTTGAGGCGGCTGAACGCATTACCCATGTGATGCGTAAGACTGAGAGTGAGATGAATCACTTGATGTATGCAGGATTTTACAGGGATATTAGTTTAGGAACACCAGATAATATTCTGGATGAAGTAGAAAAAAAGATTGCTGAAAAGTTAGGATTTAGAGCGACAACAGATGACAGGTTTAAAATCTTAGAAATGCATGTGCATTTAGATTTGCCTGGCTTTGAACATCAAGATAAGGCAGGAGCAGAGACTGGAATCGCTCTTCCGTATGTTGTAACGATTGAAAAAGCCAATGGATCCATTTTGGCAATCCGTAGAAACTGGAGAGAAGATGACAAAACACACCAAAAAAGACAACATTTTGTTCATTATGGTTATATTCCTGGTTTTGGTTTTTACCACTTTGGTCTTATACACCTTATTGGAGCTTTTGCCAAATCTGGAACTTCTATTTTAAGACAGTTAGTTGATGCAGGATCCTTGTCCAATCTTCCTGGAGGATTCAAAACTCGTGGATTACGAGTCAAAGGTGATGATACTCCGATAGCTCCAGGTGAATTTAGAGACGTAGACGTACCATCTGGCACGATGAAAGACAACATCATGCCATTGCCGTACAAAGAACCAAGCCAAACATTGATGGCATTGCTCAATCAAATCGTAGAAGAGGGCAGAAGGTTTGCTTCTAGTGGCGATTTGAAGGCAAGTGATATGAGTAGCCAATCACCAGTCGGTACAACGCTGGCAATTTTGGAAAGAACTTTAAAAGTCATGAGTGCAATACAAGCTCGTATCCACTATTCGATGAAACAAGAATTCAAATTACTTAAAGAGATTATCGCTGACTACGCTCCAGAGGATTATTCCTTTGAACCTGATACTGGAGACCGCAAAGCTCGTAGATCTGACTACGAAATGGTCAATATTATCCCTGTAAGTGATCCTAATGCGGCTACCATGAGCCAAAAAGTGGTGCAATATCAGGCAGTTTTACAACTTTCACAGACAGCACCCCAGCTGTATAACTTACCTTATCTGCATAGACAAATGTTAGAAGTCATTGGGATTAAAAATGCAGAAAAACTGGTGCCAATGCAAGAAGATATGAAACCAACGGACCCCATTACTGAGAATATGAACGCTTTGAAAAATAAACCACTCAAAGCTTTTATGTATCAGGACCATCAAGCCCATATTCAGATCCATATGGCTGCATTAAATGATCCAAAAATCAAACAAGTCATTGGTCAAAACCCACAAGCACCACAAATTATGCAAGCTTTACAAGCACATGTCACCGAGCATGTGGGAATGGAATATATGAGACAAATGCAACAGCAAATGGGTATCCAAATTCCTTATTCTGACAATGAAGATGATGATATTAAGTTAACACCAGAACAAGAAATGCAGATTACTCGCATGGCTGTACCAGCTGCACAGAATATTTTAGGTCAAAATCAAACGGCTCAAGCTGCACAACAAGCGCAACAAGCTGCACAAGATCCAATTATCCAAATGCAGATGAAAGAATTGCAGTTAAAGGCACAAGAAATTGATATTAAACAGAAGAAGATGCAGATTGATGCGGCTAAAGGTGCTGATCAGATTGAGATTGAGAAAATGCGTATTGCAGCCCAGAAAGAAATTGCTGGTATGCAGATTGGAGCTAAAACACGATCTGATAAAAAGTCTTTAGAAGCCAAACAACAGTTAGAAGGTATGAAATTAGGTCATCAAATTGGTAATGCAAAAGCCCAAATGAATCAACAACGCCAAAGTCAAAAACTTCAGGTAACAGCTGATTTATATAAAAACGCTAAACAACTTAAAAAGGAAACTAAATGAAAGAAAAAATACTCGATCATCTTCTCAAACAGGTAGATGACAAAGTAAAAATTCTTGAAGAAGCTCTGGGAATCGGTGAAGCCAAAGACTATGCCGATTACCAAAGAATGTGTGGTGAGATTCATGGTCTGCTCACTGTGCGTAGAAATATCATAGACCTTAAATCAAGACTGGAGAATTTCGATGACTGAAATACTAATCGGCTCAAATACCGATGATGTAACAACCCTGCCTCAAACAGCAGAAGAAAAAGCAAAGCAGTTACCTGAACCAATGGGTTATCGCATGTTGGTAGCAATACCAGATGCAGAAAAAGAACATAGTGGTGGAATTCTAAAAGCAGATCAAACTCTGCATATGGAAGAAGTCTTATCTACTGTATTCTTTGTTTTAAAAATGGGACCTGATTGTTA